CGCAACTGCGCCAGTTAGCGGTTCGCATCCAACGTTTGCAGCTTCTAGTTTTTCAGTCACTAGCTTTCTCCACGCTGGTAGCTTTCGGTTGCTTTCAATCATGACAATCTTGCCCCCTCTTTGGAAAGCTGCTTTGCTTCCCTGTGGTTGGGGTATGCCTGGAATGAAAGCCTGAATCATTAGAACGGCACTTCGTCGAAGGCAGTCTGAGCTTTGTTAGCTTCTTGCTCTGCTTTGGTTTTCACCTGGACTAGCTCTGCGTTCTGTATGTGATGTTCGACAACAGTCTTTTCCTCACCGGCTTTGTTTGTGTATTGCCCAATCTTGGTGGACAGCTCACCTCTGATCTCAGCCCAATCCTGTTCCTGTAGGTCAGTAGGTGCTGCAAACCAGCAAGTCCAAAGTCTGCTGCCCTCTTGTCCGTTAGGAAGTGACACGTTCTCCCAAATAGAGACACGCTTGCCCTCCCAGCGAATCATGTGAACATCGCCTGCAAGTTGTATCTGTGGCATTTTGATTTTTTCCTTTCGTGTATTTTTAGTAATTACTAACCTAATACCTAAAAATAGTTTTAGTTATTTAGCTAGGTATTTAGTCTAATAATTACTAAGAATTATTAATAATTACTATAGTAGGTATAGCTATCGTTTTTTCTCTAGCTCGACTATCCAAATTGTGAGCAGAGAATGTAGTTCTGGGTCTAGGTTTTCTATCTTGTTTGCATACTCCCAGAGATCTATGGTGAGGGCTTTCTTCATGTCCTCTCTGCCATGTTGATAACCTTGAAAGTATCCTGTGTCTTTCTGTGTAATCTGATTCATGTTGTCCTGTCTGTGTGCTATCATTCGATTACCTTTCGTGGTAAGGGTAACGCTAATAAGCGTAGCGGGGTAGGTTTTTCTGTGTGCCTGCCCCGCTTTCTTATTTCTCTAAGCTCTTAGCCATGTCCTTGATTGACTGCAAAAGCTCATCGCCTACTTTGGCTGCCTGTGCTTCTTTGTAAAGTGCGCGTAGTCCAGGAACGTTGCCCTGTCCGGCTAGAACAGTTGCTTCAGTTGCCCAGTTGCGCTCTGTCTTAGGTGCGACCTTCTTCATTTCTTCCCTGCTAGGTCGAACAGCCCTTAGCTCACCGGCTTTGTTCTCTCGCTTGGGCTGGAAGTTTAGTGTCGCTAGGACTCTGCCCAAACTGCTGGTGCTGCAATTCTCGACAGCGAACTTGACTAGCTGCCCGCTTGTGCGTGATTCCTGGGCGTAGTCAATAGCAGCAGGGCGTGGATCGTCTCTGTCTGTGAAGGCACTTGCCTTTATGACAATCTCAGTTTCGTTGATTAGCACTATCTCAGTGTGCAATCTCCCATTGGGGTATTTGTCCCAGAAGGCAGCAATCCTGTCTGCCACCGGCTCGTATTCGTTCATGTTAAACATCGTTATCCTCTCGTAAACGTTAGGTAGGGTTTGCCAGCTCCGCGTTGTTGCAGCTGGACTATGGGAACGCCCTGGAACGTCCCAATTCTTGCGCCCTGCATTTCGTCTAGGGCTTTGGCTTTGTATTTCTGTAGGTTTTCCTCTGCTGCATCGAAAATCTGCTTAGCAGCCAGCAGCTCAGTGGCGCACTCTAGCTCGTATTCCACGTCCTCAATGTCGGGGGAGATGTCTCTGATCGTCTGATAGGTCGAATCACTTCCATCGTGGTCTGGTGGCTCACCCATACTTAGCAAGCCCAGAAATGCGTTTACAGCGCCTTTGACATACTCCATAAGGGTTTCATCCCACTCGACTATAAACTGCTTCAGGTCGCCACCTGTGACCGCTACGACTGTTGCAGGGTTTTTTAGCCCTGTCACATACTGATACCAAAGAACTTGATAGCGGTAGTATTCGGGCAGCTCAGTCCAGTATCTACCGGTGTGCTTGATCTCAAGAATCGAGAGATTGCCTAGCTTGTCCTCAATTACTGCATCTGGGTTAGCGTGAAACTTGCTGTTCTCTGTGCTTTCGAAAGTCCAGTCTGCGTAGTAGATAGTGAGATTAGGGTTGTCATCTGCGTAGGCACGAATAATACCTTCTTCCAGGTAATTGCCTAGCTTCATCCTCATAGTGGCTTCGGGCTGATCTAACGCCCCGGCCTTCTCATACCAAAGCGTTAGGCATGACTTGAATGGGGATAGATTTAGTATGGAGGCTATGTCACTGCCACCAATGGAGTCTTGTCGCTGCTCCATCCATGCAGCTGATCCCGAAGGGTGTGAGCCAATAAGTTTGGCTGCGCCTAGTTTCTCAATGCGTTCTGCGATTTTGTCCATAATTGGACACTAGCAGATAGGTGCGACCTTATGCTTCTGGGTCGTAATCCTCATGCCCAAAGTCACCAAAGATTTCGTCAATGTCTGATTCTGAAACATCGCCATCTAGGACATAGGCGCGACTAATTTCTTCGGTCACTTCCATAAAGCCAATGAAGGCAGCCATAGCAGCAGCCTGCCAAACCTCAATGCCCATAATGAACCCACCGCCTAGAGTGCCAGATACCTTTAGGACTATGTAGGCAAGTGTTCTCTTGCTGATTGACTTAAGATTTTGCATAGTATTTTTCTCCACAGTTAGGGCATTGAATTGCTTTGCTCTGCGTTTTCTTTGTCAGATTAGCCTGAATAATTTTCCAGCCGTCTTTTTTTACAGAAGTTGCGCCAAACACGCCCTTCAGTTTTTTGCTAAAAGTCATGTGCAAGTGAGCGCCACTGGACATACCGGTATTTCCGACCTTGCCAATTACTTCACCCTCTTTGACCTTCTGCCCGATCTTTAGGTTTGGTTCGGAGTCTTGGTGACAGTAGCCAACATACCAGGTTGCATTGTCATGCCAGATAGTCTGCACTGTAACCCAGCCTAAAACCTTGCTGAATTGTATGAGCTTGATAGTGCCGTTTCCTACAGCTCTGAAGGGTGTTCCTCGCTTTGCGGGGTAGTCTGTGCCTGAGTGTGGCTGCATCCCGCGCTGCTTACGCCAGTCGCTTAGTTCTCCAAAGTGTGCGCTGACTCTACCTGGTAATGGGTGTATCAAATCGCCCTCACAATAACAGCAACTACAGCACCGGTGATACCGGCAGTGAGAATTGACTGCATAACAGCATTGCTCCAATGAGCCTTTTCTAAAGCTCTGATGCGCTGCTCGAAGTCATCTAGCTTTTTCTCAATGTCAGACACGATTCGAAGAATAACAGCGGTATTTGATGGCGGGCGCTGTTGTGTCATTACGCGCCAGTGATCGCTGCAATCTCAGCTTCAGTTAGTCCTAGAGCTGCAAGCTTGTCCTGGGCTGCCTGCTTTGCTGCTGCTAGGTCTGCTGCTGCTTTTTCCCTAGCTGCCTGCTCTGCTTCAATTTCTGCTGCAATAGTGTCGCGCTGTGCTAATTCTTCTTCGCTTAGCGGAATATACTGTTCTCGCTCGCCCTTTGGCTTGCTAAGATCAACAACGAGTTTCATAGGTGTCTCTGCCATTTTTTTCCTATCAGTAGATTTTGTAAAGATTTATGCTAACGCCGCTAGCAAAAGTGCTGCTTGGGTCTGTCAATGTGATGCTAGTTATTGGGGCTGTCTCAAACCAAGTTCCGCTACCAATCCTTAGCTGCCCTGTGCTTCCGGCATACATTTCAGAGTGCCAAAATTCGTAAGTCTTATACTTGCTTGTTCCGTAATCATAAATATACATAGTGCTTTGCGTGAATTCGCCGGAATAAGTGCTTCCAATTTGCCTAATGTTCAAATTAGAAGTATTGGTATCAGAATAATAGTTCACGCTTGAGCTGCTTGTAACGTTCAATCTTCTTTGGTAATAAGACTGTGCTGAAGAATTGAAAGTCATATAACATTCATTCTGACTGGTGTTTTGATTGGATCGCAATTGCATTTCTAAAAACAAGTGTCTAGCATCTGTTGGTATTCCGCTAATTGTTATAGAACTTGCGCCACCTGTGGTTTCAAAAGACTCTACTAATTCAAAAGCCATTAGCCCTTCACCCCATAAATTTCCATTGTTCCGCCCGCAACATAGTTTCCACCGCTACTAGACTGAATTTTGATTGACGTGATTGCGCTAGTGTTTTGCCATACCCAAGTGCCATTTTCACCTTGATCGTAAACATTACCTGAAGTGAAGGCATATTTCCATTTATTAGTTTGAGCATAATCAAATACTTCAAGCTTTACGCTAAAAGGGTTTTGTGTGGCAGCATTGTAAAGCGGTTCAATTCTAGGATATGCGACTTCAAAATAAGACCCTGTCCAACTAGCTGCCGTTCCATAGTATCCTGCGCCAGAATTGTTAAAATAAACCATAGGTCTTGAATTATTAGCACAATCTAAAGCAGCGATTACAACTAAATCTCTGTAGGTTGCGGGTATGCCAGTTATGTCTAAAACGCTAGCAGCAGCGGTTAGCTCAATAGAATCTATAAGTTCATAAGTAGGTTCTGCCAAAACTAACCCTTTCGTAGCCCATATAAAGAAAAGCGACTATTCAGTTCGAACTGCCCGGCGCTAGGCGCTAAAGTAATAACGTCTACTGCGGAAGTTGTTGAAGGCATTTGTCCTTGAAAAAACCCATGCACTTTGTAGGTGTCGTATTGTCCAGATAAAAATTTCAGTCTTTGCTTTCTGTCTGTTTTATCCCAGGCAGCGAAGTCTACTACTATCGGCGCTCTATTGTTGGCATTTGCACTAGCGGGCATTGTAAAGTGGGCTTGATAAACATTTGAATTGAAACTTTGAACTTGCTGATTGCCTGTAAGCAAGTTATATCTGTGATTTGTCCTGCTTGTTGTGTTGTCATTATTTGCCCATACGTGCCAATAATAAGAACCGCCGTTATCGCTTTTAGCAAGCCCAACAACTCTGAGGGAAGCATAAGAACCGCCGTAGTTAGAAACCAAATTAGAAAAAGAAACACTGCCGGCTTTTACGCTAGTTAGCTCTACTGTCTCCAACCAATCATATCCGCCACCACCTGTGGGGAAGTCAAGTATCCCTAGTGGAATTGGGGTCATTAGGCTAGGTTTCCAATCAGGTAGTAAGTGTTAGTTGCTTCCTTGATCACAGTAGCGCCAACATACTGCCCTGCTGTGCTAAGTAATCCGTCTTTACTGTTTAGAGTTACGCCGGAGTCAGCAGCAAAAGTAATAGCGCCTGCGCCCTTTTGCACAAAATCTACTCTTTCCCCTGACTGCAAAACATCTGCAATTGTGACAGTAGTTCCGGTTGCGTTATTTACCATTACAGTAGTTTGAGCATCGTCTGCATCTATAACATAGGCGCTGCCAGTCTGTTCGCTGATACCAGGGACAGAAGCTAAAGCATCTACCCACGCTGATCCTGTATATCGCATGAGCGAATTGCTTGCGGTAAGCCATACAAACTGCCCATTTACTGGTGCTGTGATTGCAGCATCTCTACCGCTAGCATCTGTGAAAACAGCAATACTCTGCTGCATAAGATTTTCATTTAGTTCGCTTGCTTGCAGCGGGAAGCCGTTAGCAAATACCTTGTAAGCCATTTAGCCCTCTTTCCAAGTGTCTATTGTAGTAAACCAGTTGTTCACATCTATGGAGTGAACCACCTTAGTAATTGTGTAGTAGTCCTTTATCTCAAAACTGTCCCGCGTGTAATCTACGCCCACTAAAGAACCTGGCAGGAATAGGGCTGCTTGTGTTAGGTTGCCCTGCAAGTCCTTAGTCTTTGTTCCAACCTGTCGAACTAGGGCAGTTGGTGATTGTGTAAAGACTGCATTAGCCCACCTAGACAACTCAGTTGAATCGGTTGTATTTAGTGTAACATCTGT